TATCAAGCAAGGTTGTATTTGCAGTTGACAAGAGCCTCCGGCCTCAATATTTTCCTGCCGTAGAGGTGCATACCACGCACAATGTCAGCAAACGAGTCGGGGTCACGGTAGTCTTCCGTCTTGTTGATCTGCTCAGCGGTTGCAAAGGCAGAGTCATGACCACCAACAATAACACCGTAGTTGGCATTCTGGTTAGCAGTGCCGGTAGTAGCAGGGCCAGTACCAACAGAGGGAAGGTTGTTCGAGACGTAGACCCGGAAGCCGTTCCACTGGTTAATAACCAGACCGTTACGCAGGCCACCAGACTGACCGAAGTCACCGTTCATGAAGCGCGAGTCTTCATCAGCGAGGATTTCCATCATAACCGGGTCGATCACCAGCCAGCGACCATCACGGTCAACGTTCTGTTGATCCAGCAGACGACCCATACGGTTAATCATCATAACCGGAGAGACAGTAGCTGTCGGCAAGGCGGTAGCACCGGGCAGACGTGCAGCAACGGGGACCGAATGATCGCCAGCCGAAGCAGTCGTGATGTTACCAAAACTTCCCTTGATGAGTTTCATCGAAGTAAGAAGTTCGTCAGTACCGGCAGTCGAGACTGCAACCGTACCATTAGTCGTGGTGTTAACCGCGTCAGCATTCTCATGCAAAGCAGACTGCTTGTAACCAGCAACATACCCCAAGCACTCTTGGTCGTACTGGTCAGCCAGACGGTAGGCAGCACGGTTAGTGGCAAGGTCCATGAAGTTGACGTGCGAGTGTGCTTCTTCGATGTCGTCAATCTTGAAAGCAAAGTAGTTGGCTTTGTCGATGACTAGCGAGAAGTCCTCATCGTCGAGGTCTTGTGCTTGAATCTGAGTACCACGTGCGTAGGACGACACGGAGATTTCAGGCTCTTTAATGATACGGACAGTGTCACCTTGGGCAGAAATTTCACCAAAGTAATCAGAGTTCGAAATGTCGGAGACAACGGTCTTCTTGCGGAATGCAAGCTGTACCTTCTTAGAATAGATTACGGAACTAAAGTTGCCATTGGGCAGGTTACCGTAACCACCAGCAGTAGTGAAAGCCATTTGAATTTCCTCCTATGGGATGTGTTTGGCCATGTTGTAAGGCAGACAAACCAATTGGTGTCTGCGTACAGAATGCTAAACAAGTCTTTAAGGGAGGCTGTTTCTTCAAGGGTGCGAGTAAGGTACGATTTGCGGTCATACCCTAACGGGCCTTTACTATAACAGGTAGTTCCTAAAGGTACTGTTTAAGCTAAGGGTTGGGGGAGTATCCAAGAGGTGGCTCGTACAGAGGGCTTCTTGAATACTCCTAGTTATACTTAAATGGTTTTACTTGTCAAGCGATTAACTATCGCGCACCAGCAGAAAGGTCATAAATGAATTTACCATTACGAATAGCTGCGTTAATTGCGTCCTCATTCTTTTCGTATTCACGCATAGACATCTTCTTAACCTGAGACTCAGTGAAGGAACCTTCGCTACTATCCACGTCAGCAGTAGAACGAGTACCTTTGGTTACAGTTTTAACTGCGTCCTTTGCTTTACGTTTGTAGTCGCTAGGCGTCATACCTTGGTCTACTTTGTAAAGATCAATGACACGAATGACACTGGCAGGATCATCGCTATTTTCGTACAGTGCGTCACGAACCCACTTAGGTTGTTCGTCTGCCCAGTCGTGAAACTTATTGGAAGCTTTCAAGTCGTCAAAGTCTGAGTGTGCTTTACGAATAGTGTTCTCAGCTTTAGTACGTTCAGTCTCGTAAGCAACTTGATCGTACTCTTGAAACTTCTTGTCAGCTTTGTCGAAGAGTTCCTTCGCCTTCTTAGCGGCAATAGTTTCCACAATGTCTGCTACGTCTGGGTACTTCGCGGCCCATGACGCAATGTCTTCATCTGACTTAGGTGGACGAATACCATTCGGGTTACCTTGGATACGTTGTTCAAGTTCTTCAATCTTTGCTTGGTACTCTTTTTCTTTTTCAGCAAGATGACGGCGCATGTCACCGTACCGCTTCTTGAAAGATTTCTCTTCAGCGGTTAGTCCTGCGTCTTCTTGTGTTTCTTCCGTAGGCTGGGCTTCTTCTTGTTTGGTATCACCCTTTGCTTGTACTTGGGGTTCATCAGGTCCTTCGCCATCGGATTCTTCTTCGTCTTCATTTGCTGTACCATTAAGCAAAGCTTCTAGTTCTTTTTCCTCGCGCTCAATTTTTGCACGATTACGAGCCTGACGTGGGGACATGTCCACATAACCAGCATTCTTTTGAGTCTCAACGTTACCGAGTTCCGGCATGGTATTTCCTTTTATGTTGGGGCCAGCCTTTAATAGCTGAGTAGCCTTATTATAGTTTACGTCCGTTTACTTTAATTACTTCTTCATCAAACCACCACGATACTTACCTTTTGTGGCACCAGTAACACCTAGTCGTTTTGCGGCAGCAACAGCACGATCACGGGCATCTTTAGCATCGCGGTCCTGTTGTGAGCTAGACGTACCCGGTACAGGGCCACCAGCAGGACCACTAGAAGCAGGTGTTGTTGTGCCAGACTGTTGTCCCTTAGTAGTGCCATACGTTGTTACGTTAGATGACGAGCTAAGCGTAGACGATGTGTTACCACCAACAGCTTCCTTCTTACGATCTTTACGATCACGGCTCGCAGTCGGGCTAGTACTAACAGTAGGCGCTGGAGCATTACTAGCAGGTTTAGGAGTCTGACCAACAGGTGTTTGTGCACTGGCTATGACAGCCGTAGGGTCACTCAAGTTGTTACGCTGGAAGTAAGCGTTAGCCGACTCAAGGCGCTGACGACCAGAGGCAATGTTTTCATCAATGTTAGAGTTGTCAAACCCAGCCTTAGCTTCAGCTTCAGCTATCTGCCGTTCAAGGTCAGTCGTATCAAGCCCGCGTTGTTGTGCATACTGCAAGTTAGCTCGTGCTACAGACAGACTAGCCAAGTCAGTAGCTACACCAACACCACGGCCTAGCAGGCCACCAGTCAGAATTTGCGAGACAAAACCTTCAGGTTGAGTAATGCTATTCAGTGCGTCGGAACCAGCTTGGAGCGGATTGTCAAAGTCAACACCAGAATACACACGCTGGTTGGGGTCTTCTTGACGTTGTTGAGTGGGGCTACGGTAGTTATCCCGATCACGAGAAGGCGCATTAACAGTCGGGGAAGCCGCAGGACCGTTGTACTGAGCCTCTGGAACATAGCCGGGTGGTATCGTATCAATAGGTACACCATTTTCCATACGGACAGTAAGTACCTCACCATTAGGACCACGGTAAATCATTGTGGAACTTTGTGCCTTACCCGCAGTACCAGTACCTTGTGAACCGCCAGTAATTGTGTACACACCGGGTACGCGGAAGTCGTCAGGGTTAAACGAGTTAAAGCTTTCTACTTGCTGCATGTCAGCAATATTACTTCCCGGAATTGATGCCATACCACCTTGTGCATAGTTCCTTGGTTTGTACCCAAGGTTACCAAGTGCCTTCGTAAGGACCATGCCACCGGCAGACATTTCCATCTCGCCGCTAGCCATCTGTTCCAACATCACCATGTCTTCTTCAGACATTTCATCTGGCATCATTCCGAGACCTTCCATGTCGTCAGGCTCTTCACCACCAATACGACCATCAGCCTCCATCTCCTCAAGACCAGCCTTGGCTTTCATGCGAAGCTTTTCAAAGTAATTAACACCAAAGTACCTCACAACATCCGCTGGTACAACGTACTCACCATTAGATAGCTGTGCAGGAATATCGTCTCGTACTTCTTCTGCCATGCTACCGGGAGGTATCTCGTTACCACTCACTGGATCGACAGACATTCCGTCATCCGAGATGCCACCCTCCGATAGGATTGCTTCCATTTCCTTGTCAATCATTGTGTGTCCTTTGCATTGACTTTGTCTCTAAGCTTAAGTAATGAACGATACGTTGCAATACAGCCCTGAAGTTTGTACAAGACAGTTGTGTCTGTCAGTTGCTCCAGTTGTCGTTGGTCAAACTCAATACGTTCTTTGATTTCTTGTGTGAAGGCATCCCACAATTCAGGATTATTAACAAACATCTTTAGTTTGGAACTCATTGCAGCTCGCCCGTATTAGCACTGAAGCCTTGTTCACCGGGTTGCGGAACCATCCCTGTACCAATTGTACCACCACCAGAACCAGTTGGGTCTTGTACTTGTACACCAGCAGGTGGCATAGCTTGGCCCGGTGTACCCGGAGCTTGGCCTTGGGGAGGTGCTTCAGGAGGTGGGTTGTCTTTTGTAAACTTCTTAAGCAA